CTATCGGTACAAAATTATTATTCAGCCTAATCATGCGCTCGCGGTCTTGGTGGGTGGTTACCAGATGAAGCACAAGCTCGTACATGCGCTTTACGCCTGTCTCGGCAAAGATACGCGCAATCATCTCGATATGTTGCTGTGCGGCGCTGACAGTAGCTGCTACGGCTGTTGCAGTGCTAGATTGTAGTGCGCCGGCGTCTAAGCCTGCGGACGCCTTGGATATGCCAGTTCGCGCCTCTTTAACCTCGTCCATGTATTGCAATACGGGGAAGGCAGCTTGGCCGACAAACGGCATACTGAGCGGCTGTATTTGTCCTGCGGCTCTCTGGCGTATAATCGAGCCCACTTCTGTGCTCATGGCGTCGTCGATGTTTACCATACCCTCAACAACGGCAACCCGTGGGTGGATCGACATGCTCAAGCTGTCAAGTGTGTTCCGCATAATAGATGACTTGATTCTCTGTATATCCATCACCGTGTCCGCCACAGACATACCAAAGAAGTCGTGTGGCTCTGGATCTGGGCATAGCGTCGCAAACGGAGCCATGTCGCATGGCTCGTTCATCAGGATCTTATTGCCGTCGCCTGCGGTGCAAACTTTACGCAGCTCGGCAATGCCGTCGCCGTCGTAGTCAACTTTGATATAGTTTTCGACGTATAGCACCTTTTTCATCGCAGGGTCGTGGCGCTCGTTCATCTCGTTTGTCAGCGCCTTGTTCCGCGTATATCGCTCTACGTTGGTATCCATGTCGTCATATGACGCGCCGAGCTCGGATACCTCGTCGTAGTCGTATCCCATCGCCACAAGCTCAGACACCGTTACGATGCGCCGGTGGGCGACGTAATCGGCCTGCTCAACCGACTTGCTTTCGCGTGAGATTAGGAACTCTTCCGGAGGCACGGCCTCTAGCTTTACGCGGCCATCTGGGTGTACGTATGTCGCCCTGACGGCGTGCATCATCGGCGCAGGCATCTCCTCACCGGTGAGCGGATCTTGCATTGGCTCGCCCATTGGCTCGGATGCCACGATTTCCACTTCGACCTTTGGATCTGACATCAGCGCCGCGAGGGCTGCGTCGTCGAGGCCAGAGTAGGATATTGTCTCGTATTTCGTCTGGTCGTCCCAGTACACCTTCAGTATGCCAACCTTACGCACAAGTGCGTCCATGAAGGCGGAGTGCATTTCTAGGAAGCCGTTGTTGTCTCGATTTATGATGTAATTAGCGTAATCGGTAGCCTGCTTGGCTGCGGCGACGTCTTCTGGGCCTTGCGGCACGTATTCTACGGTCTGGTCGCTGCCGTGGAAAATACGCATGAGCGAAGGCATAATCGCCTGCACGGTGTCGCGCACGTCCATCGATACAACTTGGCTGCGCCCGTCTTCCTCATTGCCAAACGGCTCGCCTCGGTAATACTGGGTGGCTGTGGCTCTCTGCGGCGAGATCCAGTTATCGATAAAATCGATTGCGTCGTCGATCTCTTTGCCGACAATGCCTTGTAGCTCGTCTTCGCCCATGACGTTAGGGTTCAGCTCCTGCTCGAGCTCGTCTGCGAGTTTGTTTACTTCGTAGTCCATGTTTTACCTCTTACGTCGTATTGCGTTGGCTGCTAGTTCAAGTAAATTAGTTGCGCCTCTTTTAACAGGCACATACAATGGCGCATTTACTGCAATTGCATCTAAAAGTGAAAGACCGCCCATTGCAGCATCTAAACCCATGCCTAGTTTGTTTCCTCTATTATAATTATCAAGAAAAGACTTTCCTGACGTTTTAAAGTCCTCATAAGCTACTGCGGAGCCTAGCACTGGCATAAAACCTGCTAACTGAGCTCTAGACATAGCCACCATTGGGTCGTCTCCTGCACGTATTCTTCTGTCGTATATATTGTTAGTAATTTTATTTTCACCCTTTTCGATATTCATAAGCCTACTTAAATCATCGTCAGAATATTTAAAATCGCCTTTTTTTCTAAAAATACCTTGAAATGGATCTATTAAATCTTCCTCAAGCCTTTGGTCGGCCAACTCAGGAAAGTTTCCGTGCATCCTGTAGATTTTTCTCATGTCGTCTAAAATACTGGCCATAACTTACCTTTATTTTTTATTTGCAATTTAGCTACCATTTTGTTAACAGTATTTTTACTGAAGGAGGACAAAATGGAAGAAGAATATACTGTAATACGACAAGAAATTGAATCTCTAGCATACATCTTATGGAAAAAAGACAGTGATTTACCAGAAGATATACAAGACGCTATTGACGATATAATGGAAAAAATAAAAGACATTTAATTTCCTCTTATAAATGCGTCTAATAAACTTCGGGTGTATAAATCTGCTTCAGACTTTCCTGCTGTTTTTAACAAATCTAAATAAGTTGACGCCTCGTCAACAAATTGCTGATCTACGGTTTGTCTTAATCTGGGGTTCATCATGTACGAAGTAATTTCTTTTGGTAAAGGCAAAAGTTGATCTTTAACGGCTGCTTTAGGTAATGCTGTGTCTCTAGCTCCAATAATAAAAGGCAACTCGCCCTCAAATTTCATACTTTTAGTATTTTCTGCTCTCGGCAAGTTCGCGCCATAACTTGGGTGGTCAGTAGATTTTACAATACTTGCATTAGGCTTTGGAACTCCAAATCGATACCCAACGCTCAAAGCATCAGACTTTACTAGATCTGGGTTTGTTACTGCAAATCTTGCCGCAGAAACGTCAGGCACCCCTAACTCTTTCATTACACCCGTATCAAAAAGTTTCAATAACTGAGCTCTTTTGCCGCCAGAAAGCCCAGTCATCCAATCTACAAATTTATCTTTGTTAGAAAAACTTGGTATATCTTTAAGTTTTGGAAAAGTTTTAGCTATTATATCGTCAAAAATTACGCCGCTATTACTGCCAATTGGGGAAACCCTTAACATTTCTCCATAAACCTCTGCCATGTGCTTTGAAAAATCTCCAGATCTTTCCCCCATAGGCATGTAAGCAGTTAAAATGTCTTCACCTCTTTCAAAACCTTCTTTAAAAGCGTTTTCCTTTGCTCTCATAGCCGTCGGCTCAGAAGCCCAAACACCTCTGTTCACTTGATCTTTATATTCTGGGCCGCCGTATGTAGTTTTTGGGTCTTTAAGCAAATAATCATTTACTTTTTCAATTAATCTTTGATTTGAAGTTCTATCTCCTGCGGTAAAGTATAAAGTTTTGCCTTGTATATCTGAAGGAGATATAACATCTGGCTCAATAAGATTACCTAACTTTTTACCCTCTACAGTAAAACTAAATGGTGAGTCTCTATGTTTTGTTTTAGAATAAGGGGTATACATTGAGGGGTCTCTAGAGCGCCCTCCGCCAACTCTAGGGGCATCAAAATAATCAGAGCCTTTAGTAATAAAGTATTCAAGTAAATCTCTTAACGCCTTACCTTTTGCCATATCACCACTTCACCTTGTCTGCCCAATACGCCGCCGACATTTTGCCTTTGGCAATGTTTTTACCATGTCGCGCCTTAAATGATGCGCGTTTCTTCTTCATCTTGTCGCTCTCGCCTGCCTTCGGCTTGCCTGCGGTTTTAGCGCCCTGTTGGCCAAACCTGATCGTCTTCACCTTATCTCCGGATTTCGCAACCACGACATGCGACTTCTTCGGGTGGTTCGGCGTGCGTTTAGGCTTGTTGTAGCCTGAGACGCCGGCGCGTGCTAGGCGTGGGTCTTTTTTGCTCATCTGGCTCTCCTGACGGCTCTTTTCTCCGCCTTCGTGTATTTTGCGTTCTGCTTGCCGGCTTTTGTCGCTTTGTTCTTTGCCCTAGAGCCTGCGGCTTTCTGAGCCGCCGTCAAGCTATCACGGGCAGACTTCGGCAAATATCTGCTTTTACCCTTCTTGCCGACGTAGTCCCACTTCTGCTTGCCCCACTTCTTGAGCGATTTCTGCGACTTCTTCAACGGCATTACTTATACCCTCCGCCGGCTTTCTTGTATTCGTTAGCCAAGAGCTGAGCCTTACGCGCAGACCACTGGCCTGCCTTACCGCCCTTCGTGCCTGCCTTGATCTTGTTGAACAGCCGCTTACGCATCGTCGGCTTGGTATAGTTGCCGGCTTTGTTGACGGTAGACTTCTTTTTCTTGGCAGGCATTACTTCTTTTTGCTCATCTTGCGTTTAGTCGTCGTGCCGTACTGCACTTTTTTACCAGACTTCTTTGCAGCTTTCTTCGCGGCTGCTTTTCCCTTCTTGCTATATGAATACTTTTTTCCGCCGACCATAGGCATGACAAATCTCCTTTACGGTTAATTTACGCCAATAATACAGCATTATACGAAAAAAGAAAGACCGCGCATGTGCGCGGCCAGTTGAGGGAGGTCAATACGTATGGAGCGTATCCGAGGGTAGTGTATCACAGTTTTCTGATTTTACGAAAAACTTTTTTCATTCACGCCTAAACAACGCCCCTGATACTACGCTTCAACGGCCGGCTCCATGAGCCGGCTGAACTCGTTCCAGAGGCCAGTGTCGTGTGATCGTTAGCCAGTGACAGACAAACGGCGTCGGCTCTGTCGGGCGAGGCGACGCCCCTCTTCTTCATCGCCTCTTTCGATTCAACTTGGATCTTACCTGCCGAGGTAAAGTGATAGCGAGGCGCGGCGAGCTCCGCGTACAGCGCATCATCACGCGGCAAGCGCACATCCATCCCCTCGAGCCACGCCTTGCACTTGAACCATATCTCAGCGCGTAGGTTCAAATACGTGTCCTTGGACATCGCACGCTCCGAGACGTTTAAGCCACGCGCCGGCAAACCCACCTCACGCAATCGATCTA